TACAGTAAACTTTGTTATTGACCCTGCATATACTGCAAATCAAAAGAATGACCCATCTGCACTACTCGCATATACCTATAAAGATAACAAATGGCAGATAATTGATTGCATTAACATATACAAAGAATTCCCTGAATTAGTTAAATTCATTCCTCAATGGGTACAAAAGAATGGATATACTCCAAAAAGCAGAATATTTGTAGAACCTAAAGCATCAGGTAAATCTATTGTACAAACATTAGTTAGAGAAACAGGACTTAATGTAAAAGAAGATAAACCACCAACAAAAGACAAAGTAGCGAGAGTTAGTGATATTAGTGCATCACTTGAGAGTGGTAGAGTTAGTTTATTGAATGGAGATTGGAATACAGAGTTTCTTGACCAACTTACTAGGTTTCCTGCAGCAAAACATGATGATATGGTAGATTGTTTAGTTATGGCTGTAAATAAGGAAATATGGGGTGGTGGAGGCAAGGTAGTTTACTTTAATTAAAGTTTTTTTCAGTTTGTTTAAAAATTGTGAAAATATTTCATAGTATATTTACTATTTTTGCCTAGTTTTGAGTAATTCTAAAAAAATTATCAGAAAATTATGAAAAATATAGAAATATCATACATAAACGACAATCATAAAAAGATTGTTGAATTACATCTAAGAAAAATTAAGAAAGCAATGTATTTTGCTACTGAAGATGTTGGAGAGGGGAAGTATCAAGACTTTTTAGATATAATGAACTCAGTTTACTTATATTCAAACAATTTTCATGAAACTATGGTAGATAAGAGGGATGGTGAGGGTTTATTAGAGGAATTTATATTTTTAATACCAAATATGGTGTTTTATACTGCTATTGGTTATTTAACTGCATTAAAAGATGAAAATAATGATTATTTAATGAGAAGTAGTTTAGAAGAAATTGGTTCTATTTGCGAAAATGCAACAAGTGAACTTGCAGATATTCTTATAGATGAAAAAGAAAGTAAAAAAATAATGCAAGATATTTTAGATTTAGACTTAACAAAAAATTAATAGATATGGTTGAAATTAAAATTCAAGAAAAAAGTTATGACATTCCAACTGAGTGGAAGGATATAACACTTAGATATTGGTGTGGACTATACTCAATAATCAATCAGTACAACAAAAGAGATGATGAGGGTAATGTTATTGAAGCAGAACACTCAGAAGTGGAGTTATTGAAGATGAATAGAGATATTTTCATATATCTTACAGGTATTAGTCATAATGAGATGAATATGCTAGATGTTGATAGTGTAAATGCTGCAGTAGCAACATTCTCACAAACATTGGAAGAATATAAGCCAAAAGGAATAGATAAATTTGAATTTGAGGGTGAGGAGTATCTATTTCCAAAAGAATTTCTAAGAAGAAACACATTTGGAGATTATATTGAATCAACTCACTTAGAGAGTACAATAGAAATAATGAAACATGGAAGGTTTGATGTATTACCAGAACAAATGGCAATACTTTGCAGAAGGGCTGATGAGGAATATGATGATGATGCAATACCTGCCAAAACTGAAAAGTTTAAAGAATTGACAATGGACTTCGTGTGGGAGTTCAGTTTTTTTTTGACAATGCAAAGCGTAAAATTAACAAGGACTTTCCAAATGTTTTTGGGGAAAACAGAGGAAGAAGTGGAGGAGGCAAAAATAGAGTTTCTACAGTTGGACTCTACAACAAGTTCATAAAGCCTTATGGTTGGCTTAATAGTTTATATATGGTTGCAGAAAAGGGGATATTTAGAGTGAATGGTGAAAACGACATAGATAGTGTGAAGAAAACAGACTTATACAAGGTTTTAACTTATTTAAGTTGGAATACTGCTAAAAATGACTATGAAATTGCTGTTCAAGAGAAAATACATAATAAAAATAATATAACATTGTAATAATGGCAATAACAAGATTAACAGACATAATAACAGTATTTGACAGCAAATGGACTTATGGTGATGTGAAGTTTGGTTACGAAAGTGAAGTAAACCAAGACCATGACACTCAGTACCCATTAATGCTAGTTGAACCACCTGAATCAACTATACCTGTAGTGTATAATGGTAGAGAGGAATATACATTTGAAATAAATTTCTATAATTTATACTCTCAAGATGCTCAATCGGTAGTTACACTTCAAAAGAGATGGGATAATTTACAAGATTTGGCTAATGAGTGGCTAGATATGGTACTTAAAAATTATCAAGATGTAAGTGTAGAAGCATACTTAGAAGATGAGAGTATCGCTATAGAAAGAGTTAAAGAAGTAGCAAACGATAGATTGGTGCAAATAAAACTAACATTTACTATGAGTGCGTTTACTAAATGTTTCAGACCTGTTTCAAACTACCCATCAGATTACTCTGATTTAAAAGTATGGTTAAAAGCAGATAGTGGTGCTACATTTGACATACCAACCAAGAGAGTTAGTGCTTGGGCTGACCAGTCAGGAAATAGTAATAATGTTGCTCAAACTACAGCAGCGAATCAACCACTAAGATATGGATATGGTGGAATTAATGATAAATCATATTTTGATTTTGATGGGGATAATGATTATTTGGTTTCAGACAATAACTGTCCTATAACAGGAAACGATTTAACTATGTTTTATGTTGGGAAAGTCAATACATTATCAGCACTATCACAAAGAGTTGTAGGATATAGAGATTCTGCAGGTGGAGGTACTGATAGATTGAATTTTGGAATACAAAACTCAGGAAAAGTTTGGTTTAAAGCGTTAGATGATAACAATAATGGAGGGGGTTTAGTCAGCCACATAAATGATTTAGGAACAGTTAGTCATATAGCGTGTGCTAGAATTAAAGATACTGATTTTTCTTTGCAGTATAACAATAACACTGAGATTACTGCTAATTATGCTTCATACTCAAACAATGATGGATTTAATTTAGCACCATTCAAAATAGGGGACATAGATTTAGGTGGCGTAGGGAGTTGTTGGAATGGAGATATACAAGAAGTAATAATTTACAACAGAGCCTTAACTGATGCTGAAATTGCTGAAGTAAGAGGTTACTTAAATTTAAAATATAAAATATATTAAGATATGGCAGGAATAAATGGACAAGTAGAATGGCAAATACAACCATTCGGTTGGAGTAATTCAAACTTAGGAGGTTCTTTTTGGGGTGATACATATAATTATCTTAAAAGTGTAAATGACCCATTAAGGTATCAAGTTCTTTGGAATGGTGCAAATGAAGGAACAGAGCCTTCTGCTGGTAATTACTTAAATGGCAATGGGGATATAGTAAATATTATTTTTAAGGTTGAAACATCTGTTGGTGATGGGTATTGGCAAGAGTTAGGTAGCATTAAAAAGTCAAGAGATATAGCAAATAAGAAATATGATGATGGAAGTCAGCCTTTTGGTCATAGATTTACAGTAGATATTAGTCAATTAGTTTCAAATGAACTTTCTTATAGTTTATGTCCAATAAATAAAGGAACTTGGCAAAGTAATTATTATGGAGGTATGAATGGTGGATTAACAATGCAAGATAATGTACTTAGTGGTACAGGTGCAATGGGCGACCCAATAAGCAGGTATAATGTTTCTAGGAATGGAACTTTTAGGAGATTAAAAATAACACCATACTATGAAATAATAAATGGTGATGGTAAGATTGTTAGTGCAGGAAATGGGAGTTCATCAATCACTATTACTGTTATAAACTCAGTAAATCAATTTGAAAGAGATAGTGTTTATTATAATAAATATACTGTAGATTATTATACTGATTATAACTTTCTTACAAGATGTCCAAATTTTAGTAATAGCAGTACAAATGAAGATTTTAAAAAACCTGTAAGAATAGATGAACAAGCAGAGTGGTTACAGTTTTATATTAGAAGAAATTATAGTAATGAAATAAGAGGTGTAGGGTTAGATGATGTTGTTGGTGCAGATGCAATTAAAATAGTTACTTATGATTCTAGTGGGATAGAAAATACATTTTATTTAAGAGATTTTGAAGATAATCTGATTACAACTACAACTGGAACTTCTCCAGTATATACCCTTCCAGAAGATACCCAAAACCAAATTTTTATTCAAAATATCTCACCAAACTACATTGTAAATAGTGGTAATGTTTGGTCTAAAGATAACAGTAGAACTACTTACCCTTATTGGTCTGCTTATACTTCAAACACAATAACAAGTAATACTATTTATTATACAGCAGAGTTAGTTAAAATAGGAATGTGGAGTCCATATGCAGAAAGAATAGTTAGTAAAAAATACAAATACACTATAGATAGAGAAGATGAGAAAAATGCTTATGGATTTGTTAGATTTCATTGGTTAAACTCTGTTGGTGGAATTGATAGTTATACTGCAAAGAGAGATGTAGTTGAAGGCTTAACAATAAGTAGAGATGTAATTGAAAGAAAAAGTGGTGATAGAACTTGGTATCAGGGTAATGAAGATAATGGTTCAACAATACAACCCTCACTTTACCACTCAGATACAATGAGAGGTGGTGATATATACAAAGGAGGTAGAGAGGTTTCTAATGTAAATGCAGAAAGAGTACAAAGTGTTTATACAGAGCCATTAAATAAATCTGTAGCAAAATGGTTAGAAGAAATGATGTTATCACCTAATGTTTGGATAGAGATGGACACAGAGGCTACACAAATGGGTAATTTAAGAAATGATGATTTAAGACCATCTGATAAAGAGTACATACCAGTTATAATAACAAATAGTGATATTGAAACTGTTAATCAAGAAAATGGTTTAGTTAAATTTAATATTGAATATACTTTAGCGCATAAAGTAATAACACAAAGAAACTAATATATGTCGGTAAAAATAGAGATATTAGATTATAAATATGGAGAGGTTGAGGGTAATCAAATGATTTCAAATTCTTCATTTACCTCATCTGCTGATTGGGATACAGGTAGTGGGTGGTCTATAGCAGGAGGTGCTGCTACACATTCAGGTGCTAATGGTTATTTAGAGAATAACAATGTTACCTTTATTCAAGGTCAGAATTATAGGATAAAATATAAAATAAGTGGTAGGACTGCAGGTAGTTTGATACTATCAAATCATTTACCTAACAATGCAAATGGATTTATTCAAAATGGAAATGGTGATTTTTCTTATGATTGGATTCAAGGAAGTAGCAATAACAATAAACTTAGTCTTGCAGGATGGGCTGGTTTTGATGGAAGTGTAGAGTATGCAAAAGTTTACCTTATAACTAATATTGATTGGGAGAAGAGTGTAGTTGGTGAGTTAGATGTAACCGACCATTCTGATTTTCCTTTAGCAATGACATTCCAAATATCAGACATTAAAGACTTAACTTCAACAAGTGGTGATTATAGTAAGACATTTAAAATACCTGCTACAAAGAATAATAATAAGTTATTAAAACACTCTTATACTCCAAATATAGATACTGATGTAAATCTTACTGAGAATAAAAAATGTAGAATACTTATGAATAATCTTTTCTCTGTAAAAGGATTAATTAAAGTTACAGGAGTTGGTGGTTATGGAGAAACACCATCTTATTATAATTGTGTGTTTTTTGGAAGTAATCTAAGTTGGGCTGATGATTTATCTAATAAATATATGAATGAGTTAGATTGGGGTAGTGCAGGTAAAGATTTAGAGTACAATAAAACAAGTATTATGGCTACTTGGTTTAATTATGATTGTGATTCATCTACATCTCCAATAGTATATCCAATAGTATCTTATGGTGATTACAATCCTGATGGACAGCCAAAAACAATACAACTTTTAGATACTATAACAGATGCTTTAGGATATTTACCTTCAAAGTTAGGTTATTATGGATTTGATGATGCAGGGAATAGTTACGAAACACCTCTACCATCTGCAGATTGGCGACCAGCAGTATTTGTTAAAGATACATTAGAAAAGATATTTAGTCAAGTTGGTGAGGTTGGATATAGTATAAATTCAACTTTTATGGAAACAGATATGTTTAAAAAGTTGGTATGGTTATTGCCTAATTTTAAATATACTAATGCTGAAGAAAGGTATAATGAGTATTCTGTAGAGAGTAACTTTACAAATGGTGTTAGTATGAGTGATGGTGTTAATACAGAAGATGGTATTCAAAGGCTTTATAATGGTAGTTTAGAGCAAGATGAGGGTAATTATTATTATTATGGTGATGGTAGACAATTGCTTGAGATAGATGCAGCAACAAATCTTAATGTAACTTTAGATGATGGCTCTTATGTAGATTCTACTACTCATTACATAACAATAGGAGAATATGGTTATTATGATATAAAATTAGATGGAATACAATCAAAAGTTGCAAGAGCATATAAAGGTTGTTGTGATAGTGTTGAAATAGACCAGATTGACGCTAGGATAAACTTAGAAGTTCAAACAGTAGGGCAGACAGGTGCTACAAGTTGGGTTATAATAAATTCATCTGAGCATGACTTTGTAATAAATCAAAATACAGCCTCATCATCCTCACCTATCTCAACTTCTTACGAAAATATGCCTAGTATTAATATGCAGGGTATTTGGTTAAACAAAGGTGATAAAATAAAACTAACTTTAGGTACTAGGTTGTGGTGCGACCAAAGAAATTGGCAAGAGTTTCTAGTTTGGATTTTCTTTAAGTCAGGCACTTCTAGCAATCTTGATATTACTCTTAACTCTGAAGAAGTTGATTATGGTCAGACTTATGATTTAGATGAAGTAATTAATAAAGATTACAAACAGATTGATTTTGTTAAAGGTATTGCACACGCATTTAATCTTAAAATGACTACTGATGAAACTACTAGGACTGTAAATATAGAGCCATTTAATACTTTCTATAAGGATTATGCTGATGCAATAGATTGGACTTATAAATTAGATAGAAGTAGGCAAATAGAGGATAAGTGGATTCAAAGCGACTTAAAAAGAGATGTTGTTTTTCAATATAAACCAGATAGTAAAGATAAGAAAGTTGAGCAGAGAGGTGAGGTGTGGTGGAATGGAATAAAAGATGAATATCCATATCAAGAAACACTACCTAAAACTTTTGAGAAAGGTGAAAGTAAATATGAAAACCCATTCTTTGCAGGAACTTATAATACTAAAGACCAAGAAACTATAATGTTTCCCTCTATACCAGAAAGAGCAACTTATTCTGCTGTTTTGTGGGAGGGAACACCAAGTTCAAACAGTACCGCAAGACCTCCAAAAGGATATGAGTTTTTACCTAGATTATTGTATTGGAATAAATACGCACCATTAAGTACCACTATAGCAACTAATAAAATGGCGTACATACAAACTTGGCAGGGTGTGGTAGAGCCAATTTCTGCAGGATTGATTGGTAGTGGTGCTGGTTATTTAGCAAGTGCTATCCCTCAAGCAACATCAATCAATAGAGATGATAGTTCAAGTCCAATACTATCTTATGGTAATGTTAGTGTAACAGATTATGATGATGCAACAGGGGTATATTCATCTAGCGTAGCAGGTAAGGGTTTATTTGAAACATATTATAAGAATATGTTTGAGATGTTTAAGGCAAAACCAAGATTAAGAACTGTTTATATTGACTTAAAAACAACAGACATTATTAATTTGGATTTTAGAAAATTAGTATATATAGATGGTGTTTATTGGAGAATAAATAAAGTAGTTGATTATCAGCCAAATAAAAACCAAACTACAAAAGTAGAGTTAGTTGAATGGTTACAGTTGGGTGCATTTGCAGCAACAGCACCATCTTTTGGTGGTAATAACAATACAGGAGGTCTTGGTTGGCAAGATGGAGGTGTAGAACAAGATAATGATGATATAGGATTATAAAATATGACAGACAGAAAAGAAATATCAAGTAGAGGAATAGCACAGCAAAGTGGATTAGATGTATTTTCTAGTATAACAACTTATAATGGGGAGTATTTGAATTGGGGTGATGCTTCTGCTTACATCTCTCAACTTGACTCAGATACAGATTATGCTACAACAGCAACAGACCCACATACTGATGCTTTAATAAATAGTCCTGCAAATGATATAGGAAGATGGTACAGGTATCATACAAGTGGTTCTCCATATACAGAAGTATTAGCACCTACATCAAGTAGTGGGTTTTTTCTATTCTCTGGAAGGAAAAAAGATGGATTGCAATCATATAGTGGCATGTATCAGAAACTATCTTTAATTTCAGGTAATGAATATCAGGTAGAAATTCAAACTGCTATAAGTGCAGATTCAGGTAGTATTTATGTAAACACATACAGACCTAATGGTGATGATTTTACACAAACAAGTATTAATAGAATAGATTATCCTGTTAGCAATACTTCTACTAATATTATAACCTCAACATTTACTGCTGAAACTGCTAATGATATTATTCAGATATATTTTACTACAGATTATATACATTCAGTTAGTGTATCAATAACAAGTATATCAATAAAAGAAAAGCAAGAATACTTAGTACCTGTTTATGCTACTGATAAGTGGGGTAATGACCATAAGGTATTAAGAAGAAACTCAGGTAATATAATTTCTAATGATTAAATTCAAAAAGACATTAAAGGAGTTAAAGGTTGTTGGTCAAATGCTAAAGGTAGGTTTGCAGAAAGAACTTATTGCACAAAAGCATAATGCTACAGGTAGGTTGAGTAGAGGTTTGAATTATGAAGTTAAAGGTCAAACTTTAAATGTAACCTCATCTGTTGATTATTGGAAGGCTGTTAATAATCCTAAGTTTGCTAAAACTCCTAATTACAATGCAATAGCATCTTGGGCTAGGGCAAAGAAAGGTATAAAAGCAACTTCAGCATCAATAACAAGAATATACGCTAAGATGTTAAGACAAGGGTATGGACAACCTTATGTGTTTTGGACAGAGGGTAATAATTTAAGAAGAACAAACTTTGCAGGATATGTAGCAAATAAGTTTAGTAAAGAAGTAGCAAAGAAATTAGCACCATCTATTGGTGCAGATGTAGCAAGTATGATTAGAGAAAAAATTAAAAATAATACAAAAGCAAAAGTTAGTTAATATGGCAAATACAGAGAAAATTGTAGTTCAGGTAGTAGTAAAAGGTGAGAAAGATTTACAAAGAGTAGGTAAGACGGCAGGTGGAGGTGCTAAGAGTTTTGCTAAGATGGCAGGTGCGATTGGTTTGGCTGTTACTGCTTTTAGGGCTGTAAACAAGCAAATAGGTGCTGCAATAAACACATTTAAGAAATTTGAGTTTCAAATGGCTAAAGTTAAAGCAACAACTGGTGCTACTGATAAGGACTTTAAGAAACTAACTGCTACAGCAAAACAATTAGGTAGAACTACATTCTTTACTGCTTCACAAGTAGGGGAATTACAAATGAACTATGCTAAGTTAGGATTTACAACTTCTGAGATATTAGATGCACAGGAAGCAACATTAAGATTAGCAACAGCAACAGGTTCAGATTTAGCAAGAGCAGCAGTAGTGGCAGGTGCTGCAGTAAGAGGTTTTAATTTAGATGCATCAGAAACTGAAAGAGTAGTTGATGTAATGGCTGTAGCGTTTACAAGTTCTGCATTAGATATTGAGAAGTGGCAAACATCTATGACTAAGGTAGCACCTATTGCAGCAGGTGCAGGGGTATCTATTGAGAGTACAGCAGCAGTTATGGGTAAATTAACTGATGCAGGTATTGAAGCATCTATTGCAGGTACATCTATGAGGAATATATTTTTGAAAATGCAAGATTCCTCCTCTGATTTATCTCAACATTTAGGATTTACAGTTAAGAGTAGTGCTGATTTAGAAAAAGCATTAATCCAATTAAATGAAGAAGGATTATCTAATGAGGAGATAATGGGTCTTGTTGATTTGAGGCAAGTGGCAGCATTTGCGACAATGGTTAATGGTACTTATTCTATTTTAGAGATGACAGATGCTTTAGAAGATGCTAATGGTGCTGCTCAAGACATGGCTGATATTATGGCTGACACTTTAGAGGGTGATATAATTACTGCTAAATCTGCATGGGAGGGGTTTCAGTTAGCAATTATGACAGGTTCTAGTGAAATATCAAGAAGCCTAAGAAGGGTTACACAAGCGTGGACTCTATTCTTAAATAACTGGTCAGATGACTTAAAAAGTACAGATGAAATAGCAGCAGATGTATTTACAAATATAGTTCAAGTAGCAAAAGGGCAAGTAAAAGAGTTAAAGGAATTAGCAGAAATAAATGATGATGAATCTATTGCAATCTCTTTTTCTAAATCTTTAGAAATCAGTATGAATGATTTAGACAAAACTTTACCTGCATTAGAAAATAAAATGTTAAAAGCAAAAAGCGATTTGGATAGTGCTTGGAAAGATGCACCTATGGGATTTGGTGCTGAATCTTATGATGTAACCTTTGAAAAAGCAAAAAAACAATTTGAAGCAACAAAACTAGCGATAAAAGATTTAGCAGATGAGGTTGTTATTCAAAAGGAGAAAGAAACTACTGCAATAGAAACTGCTAAGGCAAAACAATTCCAAGCAGACCAACAAGATATAAGAGATAAAGAAAAATTAGCAAAAAAGAAGAAAAGAAAAAAAGCAAAAGATAGAAAAGAAGCATTAGCATTAGAGAAACAAGAATTTAAAGACAAGAAAGATGCAATAAATATAGAGTATCAAGAACTTGAAAATGTACATAAACAAGCCCTTATTGATGAAGAAATAACTCAAGCAACTTATGATGAGGCTGCTTTTGATATGGAGCAACAAAGGCTTGAAGATATGAAAAATCTTCTTATTAAATACGGTGAAGATACTTCTGCTATTAATGGTCAAATACTAGAAAATGAGTTAAGTAATATTTCTGAGAAGGCTGCTGCTAAGGCTAAGGCTGATAAAGAGCAAGAAGATGCAGATGCTAAGGTTGTTAAAGATAAAGAAGATGCAAGGAAAAAAGAAATAGATGGTGTTGCTCAGTTAGGCGACCAACTAATAAACTTAGCAGGAGAGGATGAAAAAATGCAAGGTATTAGAAAAGCAGGTATTCAGTTATCTGCTGCTGCTGCAATAGCAAATAATATTGAAGCACTTTCATTGGCTGCTAAGGGTGTTGCAAAACAATCAACATTAATATTCCCTGCCAACTTAATAGCAATGGCTGGTACAATAGGAACTGTTGTATCATTACTTGCTAATATTAAAGCAATGAAAGATTCTTTTGGAAATGGAGGGATTATAGAAACTTTTGCAAATGGTGGTATGGTACATGGTAAATCACACGCACAAGGTGGTGAGAAGTTTGCAGTAGGTGGTAGAGTAGTAGAATTAGAAGGTGGTGAGGCTGTTATCAATAAAAGAAGTACAGCAATGTTTAGCAGACAATTATCAGCAATGAACTCTGCAGGAGGTGGTGTTAAGTTTGCAGATGGTGGATTACTTAATCAACCTTCATTTAGCCAACAACAATTCAATGCACTAGGTCAGAATCAAATGATGGGTGCTATGGGAAGTTCAAGTAAAGTAGTAGTAGTTGAAGCAGATATTACTGATAGTCAAAACTCAGTAAGTGTAATACAATCTGAAGCAACAATTTAATAATCAAAGAAATAAACAAATGTTTGTTGATAAGAAAACCAAGTTAGAGAGATTAGATATATGTAAAAGTTGTAGTTTTTACCGAAACTTTATGTTACTAAAGAAACCAAAGATAACAAGAGGTGCAAGATGTGCTGAATGTAAGTGTTTCCTAGATGCAAAGACATCATTAACAAAAGAGTTTTTTGGTAAATGTCCTAAAAATAAATGGTAAAACTTTACATATGAATTTTAAAGAAATCGCTGAAAACTACAGTAAGCAAAAAAGAAAGATGATGACTGAAGCAGTTATCAGAAACAAAAACCACACTAAAAACTTTCCAACATACCAAGCAGAATCATTAAACTTAATGTTTGCAGAATGGCACTTATTATTTCCTCAACATAAGCAAGATATGAATTGCACTTCTTGTAGAGCAGCAGTATGTAAGTTTTGGGAGAAGATGGTAGATGAATGGATTGAAGCCGAACAAACACCTAAAAAGAAAAATGCCTCAAAAAAAAGAAAGACAAAATAAGGTAGATGTAGTTAAAGACTTCATTGATATTTGTGGAGTTGAATTAGAAAAGCGATTTGGTCAATCACCAACTTGCAAGGATATGATACGACATCTTGTTGAGAAAGGTATAATAGACCCTAAGAGAGTAAGGAACTATATGATTATTGCTGACTTTGATAGAATGTTAGTAGGTAATGAAGGTAGTAGAACTTATACTTGGATGGACTTATCTATTAAATATAAGATAAGTGAAAGTCAGGCACAGAACATAGTCTACAAGGAAAGAAAGAAAGCAATTCCATCTAATAATATCACATACTAAAAGTTTTGTAAGAAAATTAGGTAAAATTAATTTCTTTTAATTCTATTTTTGCACCTATGAACGAGAAATGGTATAACATTCAGAACAAGGCAGGTCAAACTGCTGACATTTATATCTTTGATGAAATAGGAACTTATGGTGTAACTGCACAAGAGTTCATTACTGACATTAAAGGATTAAAAGATATGCCTATCAATTTACGCATTAACAGTTTAGGTGGAGATGTATTTGATGGTATGGCAATGTATAATGTAATCAAAAGGAGAGAGGCTAAGACTACAGTTTATATTGAGGGTATAGCAGCAAGTATTGCTACTATTATTGCTCTTGGTGCTGATGAGGTTGTAATGGCAGAAAACTCTTTATTTATGATACATAACGCTTGGGGTGGAACAATGGGTGAGTCAAAAGATATGAGAAAGACTGCAGATACTCTTGATAAAATCACAAGTGAACTTACGGACATTTATATGAAAAAGACAGGATTATCTTATGATGCTCTTGCTGAGATGATGGATGAAGAAACTTGGTTAAATGCTAATGAGGCATTTGAGTTAGGTTTTATTGACACTATCTCTGATTCTATTAAAGTGGCTGCAAAGTATGATGTTTCTAAATTTAAGAACATCACACAAGAAGAAATACAGAATAAATTAAGTATTAATATAAATAACAAAAAAATGACTAACGAGTTAAAAGAATGGTTTAACAACAAAGTTGAGGAGATTGTTACTGCTGTAAAAGGTGATGTAAAAGTTTCTGAAGATGTTGCTGAACAAACTATGATAACTGTTAATTTAGGGGATAATGATGAAATCATGAATAAGATTTCTGAGTTTGAAACTGGTAACATTGAATTATCAAACAAAATTTCTTTGTTAGAGGAAGAATTAGTTGCTTCAAAAGGAACTAACGAAACTTTAACAGTAGAGGTTGAAGCGTTAAACGCTAAAATCAACAAAGCAGATGCTAAAGGTACAGAAATTGAAACTGAAAGCGACCCTGCAGTAGTTGAAAACAAGACAGAAGATGCTAATGCAGGTTTTTACAATGCAATGGCATCAAGAATGAGAAATAAATTTAATAACTAAAAAAATAAAAAAAAATGGCAAATGTAGCAACTAACGCAACCACAGCAAGTTATAGTGGTGCTGATTTAAACGAGATATTTTACGAGCCAGTATTTAGAAGTGATGATATTATGCGTAACTATAGAGTTATTCCTAATGTAAAACATAAAATGAATGTTTACACTTCTGCTGCTCTAACTAAAATCGTAAGAACACAAGAAGGATGTAATAATGATGAAGCAGGAACTTTTAATGTAGATGACAAAACAATTACTGCAGGTAGATGTAGAGTGGCTTTATCACAATGTAGTGATGAGTTTTACGGAACTTACATTGAAGAAATGTATCGTTCTGGTGTAGATGTAAATAATATTGAGGGAACTCAATTAGCAGATGCAATCGTAAACAGAGCAGTAAGTGGTATCGCTTCTGATGTAGTAAGATTAGCATGGGGTGGAGATACAGCAACAGGTATAGCAGCAGAATACAAAATATTTGATGGTTGGATGAAATTAATGGCAGCAGAAACTGTAATTGATTATGAAACTGCTAATCATGCAGCACCAATCGCAGCAGATGCAATAGGTATTATAAGAAAAATTTATGACCAAGCACCAGCAGCACTTCAACAAGTACCAGCAGGTGATAAGAAGTTTTTCGTAACTCCTAAAGTATTTAACGCTTACTTAGCAAACTTAGAAGGTTCTTCTGCTGACTTAGCAATCGTTAATCAAGTAGATGGTATGCGTAAAGTAATGTTTAGAGGTGTTGAGATTGTTCCTATGTATGAGTGGGACACTATCATAGGAGATACTAACCCTGCTTTATTCTTAGATTCTACAGTAAACTATACTAATGGTATATGTTACTGTGCAGTTGAGAACTTAATCATTGGTTCTGATGTAACTGACCCAGAAGGTTCTTTCAAAGTTTTTTATGATGATTTAGAAGAAAAAATGTTCTTCAGAGGTTACTTCAAGTTAGGAGTTCAGTACTTATACTCTTCTCTTGTTCAATGGGGACTTCTTATAGATGAAGCATAATAATAATGTAATAATAGAGAGTGTGTAAAAGCACTCTCTTAATTACTTCTAATAACTAATAAAATAATAAAAAAATGGCAATAGATACAGGATTAGCGATTGGTTGTACTGACTTACAGTCAACTGGTGGCATATCACAAATATTATTAAGAGAGTGGACTACAGATGATGTTATAACTTATGACACATCATCACCAACAGTTCATAGCATATTAAGCATTCTTGATGCTGCACCTGCAACTACAGCAGATTGGTTTGTGTATGAGTTTAAAAATGAAACTCCTGCATTAACTATCAATGCAACTAAAGAGAATGGTTCAACTGCTTTTGAGTGTGGATTAACTTTCATGTTACCAAAAACAGATGTAACTAAGTACACTGCACTACAAGGTATGTTAAATTCTTGTATGATGGGTATAGCAATAGATACTAATGGAAACAAATGGGTTCTAGGTGTTTCTCAGTTATATGCAAATGAAGATGTAGCAGGGAGAAGTCAAACTTTCTTAAACTTAAGTGGATTTGAAGGTGGTACTGGTGCTGCTTATTCTGATGAGAATGGAATTACTGTTAATTTAATGGCAAGACAATTTGAATTACCAAGGTATTACGCAGGTACAGTAGATGTTAATACAGAAGCATTAACAGCGACAACAGCAGCATAATAATTAAAGATATAGAAATAGGTTGGACTTTGTTCGTAAAAAGTTTAACAACATTTCCCTATTAATATCTTTTTTATAATATGTGTGATTGTGAAAAAAAAGTTGTAGATTTATCACACTTAAAAATATATACAATTATGGCAGAATATAAATCAAAATTATCAGTAGGAACAACTTATAAAGGTGATTTTAAGATTAAGTGGGCTATAGCAACTCAAGAGGAGTTAGCGTATGCTTATGAAGATTTAGGAATGACAGATAAGGTAGAAAAATTATCAACTACAAAAACTAAAGATGAGCCAAAGAAAGCAGCCAAAAAGAAAAAGTCAGGTAAAGAATCTTCAGACTCAAAAGAGTAATACTTTTGAATTTGGAGTTTTTAATTTAGCAATTCCTGAACATATTGAAGAGCCTTTAGATTTAGCAAAGGTAAGAACTAAGTTTATTCCTTTTGGTACAAATAACCTATTTCCTCAGTATTTAGCAGAATTAAAGCGTAAATCTTCTACTCATAGAAGTGTACTAGCACAAAAGACTATTTTTACAAGTGGTGCTAAGTTTGTTACGAATAATGAAGATGTTAAAGAATACATCAAAGATGTAAATGCTGATGGAGAATCGTTAAGAGAGGTTTTTAAGAAATTAGCAGATGATTACTATTCATTTGGAAATGCCTATTTAGAGGGCGTATTATATGATGGTGGACTAAATCTATATCACATAGATGCAACTACTGTTAGAATGTCTAAAAACAAGAAAGAAGTATATGTACATCCTGATTGGGCTAAGTACAATACTATGAAAGATAAATTATCTATCATTCCTATTTATCCTGAAGTGAGTGGAAATAGATTTGTACTTCAATTTAAAGATTACGAGCCTACATTCCAATTCTATGGTTTACCTGATTACATTGCTGCATTAGAGCATATTGCAGTTGATTATGAAATTGGTAAATGGAATCACACTAAATTCAAGAATGGCTTTCAACCTTCAGCAATCGTTGAGATTAATGGAGATATGGGTGAAGAAGAAGCAAAGAAATTAGTAAGAGAAGCACAAAAGAAGTTTGTTGGAGATGGAAACAATGGTAAGATTATGTTCATTGTTAAGAATGGAGATACTTCAAGTGCTAATGTTCAAATTATCAAAGATGACCAAGATGGTAGTTGGATAGATTTACAAAGAATAACTGACCAAAACATTGTAACTGCTCATAGATGGCAACCATCATTAAGTGGTTTAGTTAGTTCAGGTAAAATGAACAATACAGGTAGTGAGATTAGAATTGCTTATGATTTAGCAATGACTACTGTAATTAAAGATACTTCTGACTTATTGTTAAATGGTATTAGAGGGGTTTTATATAAAGAGTTAGGCTTCTTGCCTGAAGAATTAGTGATTCACTATGAGCCACCAATTAGTTTTGCAACTCAGATTGACCCTAAACAAGTTCTTACTATTAACGAACAAAGAAGAATGTTAGATGAGGATTTACCACTATTAGAGGAGGGTAATATGTTCTTAACTGATAGAGAGCAAATTATTGTAACTAAAGATGATGATGGAGATGGTAAGGGTGATGATGAGGTTGGTGATATGCAAGTAACTGAAATTGAAAAAGAATAACTATGGCAAATGTAAATCAATATATACCTTTAGTAACAGCAGCAGAAGTTATAAGTAATAGTTTCACTAATGCTAATACTGATACTGCTTTAGTTTCTAACAGCACATTACTTCTTGCTGAGTTAGCACATTTAAAAGAGGCGATTGGTAAGAAGTTTTATGAGGAATTAAAAACTCAACATAATGATGGTACTTTAACTACTGCTAATCAAACTTTAATGGATGATTTCTTAACAAGAACTTTGTGTTGGTTTGTTAGGTTTGAGGTAATCAATGAAGTTCAGAGTAATAGTAGTAGTGCAGGTATTGTACATAATCTTGATGAGTTTGCTACTATTATAGACCCTTCTGAGTTAAACGCTTATAAGCAGGACACTTACAGAAAGGCTGAGATATACTTAAAAGATATGCTAGATTTTATGAATGATAGCGACCAGAATGGTGATTATCCAACTTATGAATCTAATAAACCTTGTAGTGATGATGTTTACAAGAATCATGGTATAATAATGTATGATAGTATATATTCAAGACCTACTAGAAATTATAATAGTTGGAAGAATAACTGTCCTTGTGATGATTGTTAAAATAAATATATAAATGGCTGCAAACGAACATAAAAATTTAAGTAGTATAAATAGACACAATCCAAAAGGGTTTGAAACTGCTATTAATGATACTGTTTTAAGTAAAAGTGGAGGGACATCTGCAACAGGTACTGATGGTAACTTAGAATGGAAGAATAAGTCTTATATGGGTGTTACTAATTATAAGATGCAGGGATTCGTTACAGGTGCTACAAATTACTTCTATGGAGAGGATATAGCAGATACTAAATCTCCTTATGAAATGGCTCTTGATTATGGTACAGGAACAGTATCTTCAGGAACTTTAACTCCTACAAGTTTCTTTAGAATTGGTCAAGGGTGCGTTATACCTGAAACTGCTAGTGTTACATCTATAAGTGGTTGGCTTACAAGTAGTGGTTCTAATACAGTTACTATTGCTATATGTAAAATCACACCTGTAGGGGGTGTTACAACAGCAGTAATTCCTATTGTAATTGATGAGATTGCAGTAGATGGTCGTGGTAATAATTCCAATTTAATTAGAATAAATGAAACAACTATAACTACAGCAGCAGTAGCAGCAGGAGATATTATCTTTCCAATGATTAAGGAAGCGATTGGTGGCTCATCAATATATATGAATATAGCAGTACAAACAACAACATTCTAATGACAACAAAAGAGGAGATAGTATCAATGAAGAAAGACATAGGTTCAATAAATGAGAAGATGGATAATTTGGATAGTAAGTTAGATATGATTACAGAGAGGTTGTTGAATCCAGATAAAGGAGTTGCTGCTAGAGTGAATAGAAACACAGCAATGAGAAAGGTTTTAGTGAAAGCAATGTGGATGATTTACGCTATAACTTTAGGTGCATTGATAAAACTTTTTACAGAATAAAAATAAAATAATAACAATTTAAAAATAAAATAAAATGAGTACATTTGATACAGACAATACATTACTATTTGAGATGCTTGGTAAGGGTGGTGGAACTGAGGTTTTTACTACTGCAGCACAAGAAGGTAAAGACTGGTATTGCATATTTTTCCCAGTAGAGTCAGTAATTTCTACAATAGCAGGAGATGCTACTAATATTAATCGTTTGGATGGTCAAACTATGAACGCTGGAACGACATTATTTTTGCGTACAACTGCTATCACTTTAACGAGTGGTATTGGTATAGGGTACAGAGAGCATGATGGTAACGCATCTGCATAATGAAATTATCTTTAGGCATATCATTACCAACAAGTAACAAGGGTGCATTAACACCTGTACAAAAGCAAACTAATACTTTTAAAACAAGAGTTATTGCTGATGGGGGTGTATTTGAGGCTAAGGCTTGTTTAGAAGCACAATTAACTAATTTAAGTAATATAGCATGAGTTTATTAGATGATGTAAGTATTGTAGTAACTCCTAATGCATACAATGTAGGTACTTTGTATGCAGTTATTCCTACACCTACTTTGGGTCCTGAGTTAGTTCCTGATGGTAATTTTACAAATCAAGCAGCGGTTGATTATTGGCAAATAGCATCAAGCAGAGCAACTAAATCTCTTGAAGATGGTTTCATGAGGTTAACATATGATGTTGCTGTAGGTTCAGCATTGTATAAAAATAGTTTAGCAACTGTAGGTAAAAATTATTTAGTTACATTTAGGGCAAAAGGAACAGCAAATTCTAAATTTGTTGCTATTGGAGATAATAGTAGTTTAGGAAATAACCCATTAAACCCTGTATTAACAAGTGATTGGCAAGATTATAAATTTATTGTTCCATTATCAACAGGAATAACATTTAGATTTTATTTAGGGGCTGCTCAAATAGGAGATACTTTAGATATAACAAATATATCAGTAAAAGAATGGACAGGTGCAGATATGGATGTTACTAGAGCAACTGCTGCTACAAGAGTAGATGAAGATGGTTTAGTAAATTATGCTGAGATTATAGGTGGAGAAGAAATTGAAGATGGAGATTTCCCATCAGGAACTACTGAGTGGACTGTATCAGATGGTACTGTATCATTTGATAATGGCGCAACATTTGATATAGATAGTAAAATTTATCAACTTGACGCTTTAGTTACAGGAAAAATTTATAAAGCAACTTATGAAATTACCGATAACGTAGGTGGTATGACATTAAGATTTTATAATGGTGGTTCTTATTTTCACGTAGATGATAGTGTAGGAGTTCATACTGTTTACTTTACTGCATTACCTAGTAATACAAGATTTTACATAAACACTCAAACAGGCACTTCATTAGTATTAAAAAACATCTCTCTTAAAGAAGTTACAAGAGATAATGTACCTCGTATAGACTACACAGGAGGAGGTTGTCCACATATATTAGCAGAGCCTATGAGGACTAATGAAATAACTTATAGTGAGGATTTTAGTGATAGTAGTTGGTTCAAAGCAAATACAACTATAAGTTCTTATTCAACAACATCTCCAAGTGGAGAAACAAATGCAAGTACAATAGTTTCAACAAGTGGTACAAGTGAACAATATATAGATGTTGGAA